CTTTTGATCCTTTTTAAGGTGTCCCTTTTGGCCCTTTTCGAGACTGATAATGTAAGACTTAAAAGCGGTTTTATTGGGCTCAGACATTGACTCTATTTCAAGTTCTATTTTGGACAGGATATTTTGCATATTAATCTCTGACTCTGCTGTATCAGCGTCCTTGTCACTGCACCAAAGCTGATTGTCTGCATGTTCGGGGATGGTGTCAAAATCCTGTACCTTTTTGCGCCTGTTATCACTGACAGTAATTAACCCGCCGTGGCTCTCTCTCATTTTACGTTCAAGGGCTTTACTGGTATATGCCCAAAATCTGCCCTTTTTAGAGTCATAGGTTTTTATGAGTTTACAAAAGTGGTTTCTCCCAGCTTGTTCTAGGTCGGCAAGAATTGAGGTGTTCTTACCTGCCACTTTAAGAGCTATTTGTTTAATCGCCTTGTCATAATCCGTCAAAAGGTGATTTATATCTGTTGTATCTGTCATAAAGTTATCTCGGTTAAACGGGGATTCTTAATTAAATCCGTATGTCTTAAATTAGAATATTCAATTAAATATATAGAATAGCAAATGTATTATACTTAAGCCGCTATATATCTTACAGGTGTGATTATGCGGGCTTGTCCTTTTGTTGCCGTATATCACGCCTTTTCCATTTAACAAGAGGATGACCATTGGAAAAGATATTGAGAGTATTTCCACATAAGACAAGAGCAACCCCAATTGATGAGTTAGTAAGAATTGGCGTTGGGCCAGAGAAGACTGATTTTGCAGACAGGATAGATATTTCAGTCACGTTCTCATGGGACTTACCTTTAGCGGAGTCTCTTGCGGATCAATGGCGAGTAGTTGCCCCTGTGTCAATTGGAGGACCAGCAACTGGACAGAGGTCAGAGGCATTTATCAGCGGTCAGTACATCGGAAACGGTTACACAATCACAAGCAGGGGATGCCCTAATAAATGCTGGTTCTGTTCGGTGTGGAAGAGGGAAGGGGACACGGTTAGGGAATTGCCGATTGTTGATGGTTGGAATGTGCTAGATGACAATTTATTAGCGTGTTCTGACGATCACATTAAATCTGTGTTAAGCATGTTGGAGAGGCAGAAAAACAAACCGGTGTTTACTGGTGATTTAGAAGCAAAGAGATTAAAGCTATGGCAAGCAGTAGAGTTGAAGAAAATCAAGACACAGCAAATGTTTTTTGCGTATGACACCCAAGATGATTTAGAGCCGTTGGTTGAAGCAGGAAAGCTATTGAGACAAGCGGGGTATAAAGAGAATTCGCACGCGCTCAGGGCTTATGTCCTTTGTGGTTGGCCGAAAGATACGATGTCCCAGGCATTAGCCAGGATGCACCAGACGATTGATGCCGGGTTCTATCCTATGGCGATGCTTTGGAGGGACAAGACAGGAGAGACAAACAGGGAATGGAGACAGTTTCAAAGGGTGTGGGCTAATCCCTATATCCTGTTTACAGAAGCTAGGAAATATAAGGAATCAAATGGACCCACAAAAAACAATTGATTACATAATTAAAATGGCACGGACTCGCAAAATGTACCAAGTCCTTTTACAAGCGATAAAAGAGGATAAAACAGGCAGTGACACACAGCGGATACTAATCTCGGTGATGTATCACAGACAGAGGCAGATTTATGGCAACAAGTAAGAAAGTAAAATCAGACGGTATGACAGCAGAATCTGCTATGGCCATTATTGAAGCTGTTGCAACTGGTAACGGTGATAAGACACAGCTACAAGGTGCCTTAGCTTGGCTTAAAGCGAACGGAGCAAGTCAAGTGTATGCCCGTCATATTCTGACTATCAGACACACATACGATAAGCCTGTAAAAATAGAAATACCTAAAATCAATATTTAATTACTAATGGCAAAACTCACAGAGATTGAACAAATTGAACTCGAGGAACAGCTTTTACAGGCTGGTCTAAAATCTCGTTTAAGAGCCGGTGATATTGAGACAGAAATAATCTTAACCCCGAAACAAACAGAATTTGTTGAATCGGGTGAAAAGGGTTATAACGAGGTTCTATTTAGTGGTGGCGCTGGTAGTGGTAAATCAATGGCACTTTTAGTCAAGCTATTGGAATATGTAGCAGTGCCTAATACGACTGTTGCTCTTATCAGACAGAATTACACCGATTTGCAGAGGTCAACTGTAAGACTGTTGAAATATGGTGAAGTCACTAAAACCGGAGAATGGCGCGAACCTTTATTGTTCCCTTCTGAAATTGAATCAGACAACAAAGTAAACGGTATTATCAGTCTCACAAATGGAAGCGTTATATTGTGTCTTGGTGTCGCTGACAGTAGCAAAATTAAATCTCTGAATTGTGCCGCATGTTTCATTGAAGAATTATCACAGATTAGCCGTGATGCTTATTGCGAAACGATGATAAGACCCCGTATGCCACACCCGTTAGGAAATAAGATTTATTGTGCTACAAATCCCCTACATAAAGGACACTGGATATATAAACACTATGTCCAAGAGCGTGTAGCAACTCGCAAAATGATTTGCGTTTCTAGTGACACCAATCCTTATTTACCAGACGGATATACGGACAGATTAGGAACACTTGATGATGATACAAAAAAGAGAATGCTTAAAGGTGAGTGGACAGACACCGCTGACGGCGTTTTTAACCGCTTTGATAAAGCCCGTCATGTCAAGAAATGCAGAGACTTTATGAGCTTGGATTACTGTACTGAAATTGTACCAAGTGTTGACCTTGGTGGAGGTGGAGCCTATGCGGGATTTGTAATCGCAGGAAAAGACAAAGACGGTAGAATTTACATTTTCGGAGAACATAATAAAAAGGCAGTGACACACAGAGAAGCTTTGCAATGGCTTGAACCTTATCGCGGTTTTGGGGGTTATGTTGTAAACGATAGTGCTAATGCTGTTTTTAAGAATGAAGCGGAAAACGCACAGTGGAAAATCATTAACTCTGTGAAGAATATTGAAGCTAGTATTGAGTTGATTAATTCCCTTATGTCAGAGGATAGATTAATTATAGACCCAAGCTGCGAAATATTGATTTCAGAGCTAGAACAGGCGCATAGAAATTCAGAGACAGGCAGGGTAAATAAAACCCGTGATTGGGACGTGATAGACGCCTGTAGATATGCGGTATGGCACTTGGCAGATATAGGCAGAGACAAACAACACGTAAGCAGATTATTTTTCGGAACACTTTAAATAACAGAGGTAAAAAATGGATTGGTTAAAAAGATTTAAGAAGACAGACATTGTAGAAAAAGCGGTTAGTTCTTATTCAGGAACAGTATCAAGCATTACGCCACATTTACCAGAAAAGGTGAAACTTACCAACGACCCCATAAAATTAATGGCATTGCATAAGGGCTATATATTTGCCGCAAATCAAAAAATCAGTGCGGCTTTAAGCTCAATTCCTTACCACCTTTACGCAAGCGTTGATGCTGGTAGAGTCGGTAAGATGATGACTAATCACGGAGTCCTTACCAAGTCAGTCCAAAAGGAGATTGCCACCAGTGCGAAAATCAATCTACGGAACAGCAAGAAACAACTTGTTGAAATTTACGAGCACCCTTTCTTAGACTTGATGAAAAATCCAGCTCCGGGTTGGTCACAGACGGAATTCTTTAAAGTGATTTCTGAGTCTCTAGGCTTGATTGGTAACTGTTACGTTTTGAAGGGTGTTGACTCACAGGGACAGCTTACCAGTTTGACCCCGTTAGACTCCGAGTATATCAGCATAGTGACCAATGAGTTTGGCATTACTAAGTACGACTATCGCCCTTATGGTTGCCGTAGGTATCAGAGCTTTGAACAGGATCAAATCTTGCACATACGCAACCGCTGTGCGGGTTCAACGATTGTGGGTTACGGTAATGCTGAGGCTTGCCAGCACGCATTCAGCTTGGCTGTTGGCGCATATCAGTATCAGATCGACAGCTTGAATAACTTCGCAGTCCCGCCGGGAATGTGGGTTGTTGAAGGTTCGGTAAATACACAAGAGGAGTTTGATAAATTCCGTGAGGATTTACAGTCTAGTTATGGCGGACGTAACAGGGGTAAGCCTGGGGTGAGTGCTGGTCTTCTAAAATGGGTGCCTACAACTTCCACCATGGCTGATGCTCAAATCGATAAATTCATGCTTGAAGCCAAAAAAGAAATCGCGGCTTGCTTTGCCGTACCTCTTTCCTGTCTTGACGAAACCAACAGCAACAAAGCTACAAGTTTAGCCGCTATGCAACAGCTTATGCGTTTCGGAGTGTTCCCTAAAATTAGTTTAATCTTAGACCAAATCAACACAGAAATCGTTGCGAAATACTATGACAGTGACCTTATTCTTTGGATTGATTCCTCAGAAATATTGGATGCAGACCCGTTGGAACAGGCAACGGTTTTAGCGACACTTAAAAACGCTGGTATTATGTCGGTAAATGAATGCCGCGCGGTTAAATCCTTACCGTTGCTTGACGGTGCCGAATACGACAAGCCGATTGCGGCTAATGCATCAACAGCGATACAGGGACAGGCAATCAATCCAACAATTGAAAACGGAGAATCAAAATAATGACATTTTCACAAATCAAGACGTTTTATCCAGACCTTAAAGACATCATTGCAGACGACGCAGAGATTTTGCGTAAGAGTGCTCAGGGTGTTATCGGAGTTGAAGGTGATTATACGCTAGGAATTGCTTGTACCCCAAACACAGATAGAGAGGGGGACATTATTGACCCTATGGGCGTATGTGCGGATTTCTATGCAGGGGAAATGTTCTTTGCCCATCAGTTTTCAGACCAGATTAGCCCGTCTAAGGCTGTGAGTTGGGAAATTAAACCTGAGGCAATCACGCTCAAAATCAAGCACTTCCTAGACCAAGAGTTAGGTCGGGATATTTTTAACGGTGTCCGTAGCGGAGCTATTAGGGCTTTGTCTATCACGGTTAAACCAAAACAAACTTTGCAACGTGGTACAAGGGCATTTATTGACTATGTTGAAAAGCACAAATTGGCTAAATATGTCACAGATGCTACTAAGCGTATTGTCACTAAATGTGACTGGATTGAAACGTCTTGGGCTCCCGTACCTATGAATCCGGCTTGTGTCGTAACTGGCATAACATCAAAGTCGTTGACTTGTGAGTCAAAGCAGATGCAGACATTTTTGGGTATGGATAAACCAGACACCAAGGCTTTGTTAGAAACTACCGAAAAACTGATTGAAACCGAGAGGGCTTTAAACGAGTCCAGAATGGCCCTAGAATCAATCCAAACCAAGGCCATGACTTTGCCTGTAGTTACTAAAGCCGCAGCACCTGTGCCTAATCCCGCGCTCTTGAACCTCAGAGGATTTATTGACTCTCTAAAGACGCAAGAAACAGACCTGACAGACAAACTCAACGAGGTATGGACAGAGGCAGGTACTCAGATACAGGGTATCGATATCAGCAAGCCAGTTGCCGACGTTACGACAGAGGTGTCAGACATTCTATCCGGTGCCGGCTCTAAGGCCGATGCTTTGATCCGTACCCAGGTAGAGGGTATGGCGGATCAAGTCTTTGCAGGATACCGGACAGGTTACGACGGAGTGACGCCGATCAAGGACATTGCCAAGGTTGACGCATGGCGTAATCAGTTTGTTGAAGACTACCTTAAAACCATTCCAGAGAATCAAACCTTAGCCGATTACAAAAAACGGGTTGAACAGGCTTTAGCAAATCAGGAGTCAATACCAACCCTCGATATGACGGCAAGCAATGCAGCTACCGCTAACATCTCTAGCTTTGGTGCTCAAAAGGATATCCTGTCTAACCTGCTTAAAGAGTCAGGCAGTGGGGATATAGTCCAAGTCCAAGGCTTGGATGATGAAAAATTATGCAGTGGTTGCGAACCTTTTCTAGATCAATTCCTTTCAGTCTCGGGAACCTCAGATAATTTTGACTCTGTTGACAGTGCCAAGGCTGGGGGTTGGGGACATATCAACTGTCGTTGTGTCCTTGTGCCTACAGTCCCGCCAGCAGCAGAGTCTAAGTCTGTAACTGAGATAGAGACAAAAGCGGTTAAGGTTGTCCCTGTTGAAATAATCCCAGAGGTCAAAGTCCCGATCAAAGTTACGCTGATCCGTAAAGGTGCATACAAAGCCGTTATGACACCGGAGCTGTTAGACCGCGCCAGAATGCTTGCAGCGGGCCGTTTAGTCTAACCCCTCATAAAGACACTACTGATACCATGAAATGCGGTGGCGGTGCCTTCTGGCGCTGTTTACGCGGTGTTGGTGGTGTCTTTGCTTTTACTATGAAGATTTATCACATACCGCAGATTGTTTTAACCGAAGTGCCTGGGGAAGTGTCGATAGGTATAATGGTCGCCAATTGTCCTTATAAGTGCCAAGGGTGTAGCTATCGCGGATTCAAGACAGCTACCGAATTCAGCTTAAAGGACTTTGAAGAATTACTGTTGTCAAACTACGGCCTTGCTACTTGCGTTGTCTTTATGGGTGGTTGCTGGAATCCTGAAATGCTATTGCCGTATCTTGATTTATCTAAAGCCGCAGGTTACAAAAATTGCTTGTACAGCGGATTGACTGACTTAGACCTGATAGACCAAAGCCTTTTAAACCGTCTTGATTTTGTAAAGGTCGGTAGGTGGACAGGAATTCCTATTTCAGATCCTCAGAGTAACCAGCGGTTTTATGACGTTAAGACGGGGATGGACTTATCTTCAAGATTCAGACGGTGAAGTCTTTTTGTCGTACTGCGTACCCACTGACATACACGGACTAAAGTCCGGTGGACGGAATACCGCCACTTTCGGCTAAAGCCTCAGTTTCAAATAAAAAAAGAACAAGAAAGAATCGTAAAAAACATCGTATTCATTGGGTTTTTTAAAGATTTTCTCAAAAGTGTATTACTAAGGGGATTGGGTGGTTTTAGCAAATCCCAACCCCAACCACCTCCCTTAGCCATACACTTTTAGTCAAAAGTAGTGAAATCATTGGGGTTTATTAAGATTTTAGGCATTCTTTCTGTGATATTTCAGCCCCTGCAAGGAGACTTTTACCGAGGTATTCCGAGATTGACGGTATCCCGGCAACAGGCTGTAAGCCTGAGCATATCAGAGCTAAAGAGCTAAGTTTCACCTTAAAACAGCTCAAAAACTGTTCAAAAGTAAGAAAGTTGCATTTATTTTCAATTATTTTTACCAAAACATGCCAAAAGGTAATATTTCTTTTTATAAACAATATAATATTGTTGCTGTGGATAGTTTATTGATGCTGATTAATTACCAGATACCAAACAATAAATGACAAAGGTCAAATACTCCGCCCTTCCACAAGCAAACTTTAACTTAAGGAGTACAGACGGGAGTATATATGCCATACAGAGACGATATCCAACAATTCCTAACCTCAAAAGCGGTTAAGATAATTTCAGTACCAAACCACCAAAAAATCAGCGACGTAGAAAAAGATTTAGACCTTCTAGAAAAAGAAAGATGCTGGTTACTTCTCAGCTACATTTTTAGGACCCACCGCTATGATATGCAGAGAGAGCGCACAGTCTCAGACCTACACGTCAGACTCGCACCTTACCAGACCTGTATCTATCACAGTGTCAGAGTGCAGCTCCTGGGTAACAGGTATAACCAAAAGATCATGGATACGCTAATCAAACATGGCGTAATAACCGTAGCAAAAAAATACTGGTTCAATCTCAATGCGAAAGTGTTTATCCCTGCAATCTATGACATTGATAAACAGGTTTGGGATAGTCCCGAGAAGCAAGTCAACCTCGTAACCAAAAACGCTTACAACACTTGGACTCAATGGCTTTATCTTCGTCAAAACCCTTTCACCCGCATTGACAGGGATGTAATCAACAAGTACCACAAGAAATTGATATTCGATATCAGCGGGAAAGATTACGCACTGAGTCAGAGACACCAAGCCTTAAAACTAGTCCAACAAAAAGCAATTGCTGAGGGAACAGTTTTTGACCGTAAGAATTGGAGAAAAGAATTCATTCGCCAGTGTAAGCAAATAGACTCATGGTCACAGATCAAGCAGGATGAGAAGTGGATTATCTGT